GGCCGAGCATCGTTGTGCCCAAGCCGATCTGCCGCAAATCGCCCGTCGTGTACATCGCTTCCGCCTGAATCATCGCTGTGCCCTCCGCGTCAAAATCTCCGCGTAGCAAAACGCAATCGCGACGGCAGCCAACTGCAAGATTGCAACGTCAATGAAGTCGTTGCCGGTCAGTCGAACGATTGAGATCAAGTCGAGGTTCATTCGTCGCTGTCCTCTGTCGAAAACGGGTTTGGCGTCTTGATCTCGCGGATTGCCCCGCTGGCCAGAATCTTCCCAGCCTCAATCTGGACCTGTTCAAACGCCGCTCGCCGGTTCTTTGGGATCGTTGCCATAGTCCTGGCAAACTTCAGGTAATGAGCCACACACAGGCCTCGACTGCTGTTTGCCGGCTTACCGCAAATCAGACATGTACCGGCCGACGCCTTCGCGTTGACCTCTTTAACCATCGATCGCTTTGGCTTTACGCTTGCCATCGCCAACCACCTCGACATTGTTTGTTGTTCAAAACTCATGGATCGCACCTCCAAGTAATGAAAGGTTCCATCCACCAATCCATGAGGAAAAATCAATCAACTCCGTTTTTGCGTCCGTCTGACTGATAAGGACATGATAGGAAGTTAATCGCGTCGATCAAGACCAGATTGCTAGGATTTTGACACAGAAACACGAGGAAATCGCCGCAAAGTGTTGCGGCTCATAGACTTATAGACTTTCGATTTTTTTTCGATAAAATTTCGACATGAGAAAAAACGACAAAAACAATCCAAGTGGTTGCCTTATTTGTGGAAAAGACACAAAGAGTGGTGGCCGGGGTTTGTGCTCGTCGCACTTCAATATCTTTGTTCGCCATAGAAGAAAGCTGACAAATCAAGGTCGTATGGAGTTTGAGGCTCAGTTAATCGCGGAAGGCAAGTTGCTTTCATCGCGACAAGGGAAAAGATCAAATGTAGAAGATCCGTTCGAGGAATCGGTTAAACAGTTGATTCAGAAGAATCCAGCACTAGTGAAGTCTGTGACCGAACCGGACGACGAAAAACTGGTCGAAAAGTTTACCCCAAACAAGAAACCAAAAAGAAATTGACCAAACGAGTCATTTGCCCCAAGAAACTGGTCGCAGGAGTCAAATCAGCACGGACGGAAACCCTTATTTCCTGGAGCACGAATCTTGCGACCGAGTCAAATCAATTTGCCTATGTTCATCGAAACAGCGTACCCATTTACCACCCATGTATGCGTGGAGTTTCCAAATTGGCAACCTCGCCGGTTTGAGTTCCTATGTGTTCGCGATTTGGTGACTGATCCGCTATCGGTGGCCGAGTTTCTTCGTCGTCCCATGACCCGCCGTTCGCGTTACTTGATCCGCGTTCGGGATCTCGACAGGGGCGTTTGCCGGTCGGTTTACCAACGGTCGATGGCCGACTGGTTTCGGGAGACGCCACTTCGGGTTGGGGTTTACCACGGTTGTGAATTGCAGGAGTTGCTGAAAACGAACTACGGGCCGACGATCCCCGACCGCCAGAGGCTAGTGCGGTTCTTGAACAAACACCAAACTAACGACATGGGCGAGTTTCGCCTCGCGGTGCTGTCCGATGATGGAGAGGTGATCACATGCGATTCGCTTGGCTGATTGTCCTCCTGGCCGGATGCCGAGCTTCGGAACCGAAACCGGCTAAAGAGCCGACCGTCCGAGAGTGGCTCGATAATTCAGACGCCGGGCGTGATGTATTGGAGTCCGGCAAGCCTTTACGTTTTAACGATTGGGAGTAGAAACATGGGACTGTTTGGTAGCTTGTTGGCGTTATTCACTTGCGTTGGTGCTTTGATTGGGCATCGCAAGGGGCGACTATTGGAGGGCGTTATAGCTGGACTTATGCTGGGTCCAATTGGAGTGCTTTGGATTGTGTTCGCTGAGGCTAGAGCAGTGTGCCCAGAATGTGGCGGATTCGCATTAAAGGGCGCGAGGAAATGTCGGCACTGCGGAAGCGTGATCTCAGGGCCATCGCAGCCGTTCCGAGACTCAAGGTTCGATTCACTCTACGAGTCAGAAGAAAAAGAGGTGCCCGAAGATCCCGCGTTTAACCAAAAACTAGCTGAATTCCTAAATGAGATGCCAGCAAGTAAGACCCGGACACGACTTCGGAAATGACGATCCGCGTTTACATCCAGACCGACACCTCCCGCCGCGGCCTGGTCCTTTCCTGGACTGAACCGCTGTCCGGTCGCAGGCGACGGAAGTTTTTGGACACGACATCGCGCCGCGAAGCGGAACGGGCCGCCGTCAAGCTCGAGGCCCAGCTCACGGCCGAGGGCGCGGTTGACGGAATTTCCTGGACCAAGTTCCGGGAGCGGTTCTCGCGTGAGCACCTAGCGACCAAACGCGAATCCACCGCCGAAAACTTCGACTACGCAATGACGCGGTTCGAGCGTGACATCGGATCGCCCCGCTCCATACGCGAGATTACCAGCAGTGTGTTAAGCCGCTGGGCAGCCTCGCTGCGTGCGTCTGGGCTGCGAGACGCCTCTGTCGCCTCGAATCTTCGCTGCGTGCGTTCTGCGTTATCTTGGGCGTGCAAGATGGGCATGCTCCAATCGGTCCCCCAAGTCGTGATGCCCGAGTCGTCCCGGTCCCGTGGCCGGCCGATCACGATCTGGGAAATGGCCAGGTTGCTCCGCGCGGTGGACTCCGAGCCACAGGCCGATCTCCGGCCCAAGATGGTTGATCTGCTCAAGGGCCTCTGGCTTTCGGGCCTGCGACTCTCCGAGGCCTTGGCCCTGCGATGTGATGGCGGGCCGATCCATCTGGATCTGCAAGCCTCGCCGCCGGTGATTCGGTTCAGCACCCAGAAAAACAAGAAGGTTGAATCGGTCCCGATCTGCCCCGACTTCTACCGACACTGCAAAAAAATTTGTGGTCCCACAACAAAATTTGTGTTTCCGTTGGGGATGGTGACCAGCACAGTCGCCAAACGGATCTCGGGTTACGGCGTCGCTGCGGGGATCCGCGTCAGCCCGACCAAGTTTGCCTCGGCCCACGACCTGCGGAGGACGTTCGGCCAGCGTTGGTCACTGCGAGTCCACCCGATCGTGCTCAAGACGATCATGCGGCACAGCAGCATCGAGACGACCCTGCGGTACTACGTGCAAGCCGACATCGATCAGATCGCGGCCTCGGTGTGGGCACCAGTGACAGCTTTAGTGACAGATCCGCGCCACAAATCGGGGGTCCCTGAATCGCCGCCCCCCGGAAAACAGGGCAAAAAACGCTGAGACAGTCGCCAAAAAACCCTAGGACTAGATTGGAAATGAAGTGCCCCGCAAGGGGTTGCGGGTTCGATTCCCGTGCCTTCCGCTGTTTTTTGTAGGGTCAGTGACAGTTTAGTGACTGATTCGGGCGCTTAGGCGACCGCCCGACTTGGGCACCCGACACAAACCCGAATCGCCGGGTCATGGTGCTCGCAGACCTTGCGGTGGACGCATTCACCGCCGAACAGGTCACAGGCATAGACGGGCAGGTCGATCGTTTTTTTCGAGCACACGACCGAGGTGATCGTCCGCAGCTGCGGGCCGCGGTGGGAGCAGACTTGGACTGGAACGCCCACAGTGCTTCTCGATACTTCGACGCCGTTGATTCGCTTGATTCGCGTTCTCATGATATGGTCGCTGAAACAGAACCAACGTCCCAGACCGGGAATGAGGTGTCAAACGTCAATGAGAATGGGTCACAGTTCGCAGTGTCGTGTCCGTATGTCTCAAGTTCCAACACCAATTCCCAAGTTGGATCGTTGCATGATAACCGGCCGGTAAATGGTGCTGGGTCTGCGATCCATTCGCTGACGCCGTCCCATGTCATTGTGTATGTGCCTGCGTGGGTGCCGCCTACAAGCGTCAAAGTCAACGTCTTTGGTACCGGTTCCGTGCAGCAATCGACTGTGACGCAATTGGCCGGATCGTCGCACGGCCCCTCGTCGCAAGCCAGGCAGTTTTCGGCCGATGCCGTGGAAATGATCCTAACGCTACAACCGCCCGCATCGATCGTGTCGTCGTACTCAACAACTGGATCTTCGCACAGACCGGACAAATCAATCGTCCCGCTGTCGGTCGTCGCGCCACACTCGTAATCCCACGACGCCGTAACAGTGTCACCGGTGCATGATAGTTCAATCGTAAGCACAGGAGTTCCAGTGCATTCACAGCAACCAGTCAAAATCCATTGCGCCGATCCACCATCAACCGCTAAAACCTCCACCTCACCGTTGATGCAAATCGCAATAAACTTGTCGCAACAAACCGTAGGAGTCGTTTGAGAACAGGAACACACGCAAGGCACAAAAAAAGCCTCGCACGCTGGAGAAACATGCAGTCCAAGTTTATCCCCCATCACGACGTTACATTGGCTTTGATTGACAGCTTCGTAAACCGTTCCATCGTAGACTACCGAACCGGTCGCACCCGCTGCTATAGCTTGTCCGGCAATGGCAGGGTAGCTACCGGGCTGTAGGTCGTCACAAACCAACCTAGATTCTCGGTACATTCCAGCGACAAACCTAGTTCCAGCACCGGCACCCGCAACAATACGGGCCGTGTTATCCCATCGTTCCGCCGCTGTTTTTGAAACGTACCCAGCCATTTATTTTGAGTAACCCAAAATAAGGACGCGACAATCCGCTGTATTTGCCCGAAGGTAAATCGTCCCACTTTCCAGGGTCACAAACGCCGGGCAAGCTCTCGAATTGTTCGCGACTCTCGGATGCAATCGAAACGGATAGACTGTTGTCGCCACGCCCCATTGTACGTAATTGGTTTCATCCAAATTGAATAGCATGATCGGTCCAGGCGAAACCGAACCAAATGACAATGTGACTTCCGCTGCCGAGGTGACCAGCACCTCACCGGGATTGCCACCACCTTCCAAGGTCTGAAACACGCTTAGCCGACCGGATGAAAACGGCGGCAAACTCAATCCATCAACCGACGGAGTGATTGTCAACGATACGCTCAAACTCATAGCATTCTCCTACAGTAAACTTAGCTGGTTGAAGTCAATTTCATCAAACACTCGGAACTCGATAAACGCCCCTGTTCCCTCCGGTAATTGCACGCCTGTTACTAGGTCGATCATGACCGGCTGTGTTACGGTTTGATTGTCGCTTGTCTTCGCAATTGTGATTGGTGCATTGTTTGAAACTCGAACTTTGTAGCCTTGATGGGCAGTCCGAAACCACCATGCCCGTTCATCAGGTACAGGGCCGCGACCACGTCTAACCTGAAACGTTATTGAAACATTCCAGTAGGCAAAGCCCTCTGAAAATACAGAGCTTGCCTTGATCCCCATGATCCGAACCGTACCCGCCGGGCAGCCCAGGAACGGTGTGCTATTGACCTTGTTTGTATACTCAGAGATGGAGCTAGGATCGAACGTTGGTAGGTTTCTCTGAATTGTAAATGCAAGGTCAGTGAATGGTTGAGTCACTCCACGAATCGGTTCGCCGTTTATTGTTTCAATTGGATACCCATCACCCACGAGTGGCCGAGGTGGATTGACTTCTAGTGCCTCGTCGATCTCAACTTCTTGTGTAACGTCGGTAAACTCCACTTCCGCCGGTAATGCCAATGGGTTTTGCGACTCGTCGTTGGGGTCACTGACATTCGCGGTATAACTTACCGTGATGATGAAGTACAACGGACCTTCATTTACAACACTGAACCTACGTGCCCGCAATGCGAAGTTAGTCGGGTAAGGATCGTTCTTTCTAGGAACTCCAGGTGCAAGCAATGCGTCAATGGTCCTGTAGCCAGCTTGATCAGCAACCGCCGTGAATACGCGAGTGACATCGGTCGTCCCTTGATTGCCATTCTCCGCAACCGTTACCCCCGTTTGATCTCCTTGCCAAGATTCTTTCACGTCCCAACTCATTTGAACACCTCATCGGGAAACTTATCACGAATTTGCCAAAGGGTCTTACGAATTTCGCGGGTTTCCATTGCGTCCTTTTGGGCAAGTGCTTGTTGCTGCTTGGCAATCTCAATCAGCCGGTCGATATCACGCCCCCCAGGTCCGCGAGTGATAAACCGCTGCTGTTGCGCCTGCAATTGGCCAGGCTGTGTCTTGACGGTTTCTTTTTCCCCCGCCTTCATCTCTCGCTCTTTGGCTTGCTTAGCAGCGATTCGGTTTTGCAACTCAAGCTCGCGTTCCGAAGGGCCGACGATAGCCTTGTCAATCAATTGCAGTTGTTCGTTTAGTAGTTTGACTTTTTCTTCTGATAGTTTGACCGCTGCCTCATTGATGGCGTTATCTTCCTTGCCAAACTCAAGCAAATCGTTCGCGAGTGCTGCCTGTAGAGCTCGCTTATCTTTGGTCAATTGCTCTTCAGCTAGTAATCGCTCTTCTTTTTTCTGCTGCTCAATGTCACGCAGTTCCGCAAGGCGTTGTTCTTCCGTAAACGCTTGCTCGATTATTTTCATTTCCAGGTCAAAATAATCCTGGTTCAATTTGTTGCGATATTCTTGTTCTGATGTGAGCCCCTTAATCGCTTCTTCGTTGGCTTTTTTCCATGCCTCAGTTTGCCAAATCCAATCATTGATCATCGTCGAAACTTCATACGATCCGACTGCGACCAATGTGATTAGCGATGCCTTTGCCGCAAGACTTGCGTTTTTAACGTCAGCCAACGCTCCAGTAATGTGATCAATCCGGTCGCCGAGAATCGCAAACTCTGGCCCGAGAATATTTGCCGAGTCTTTCAACGCGGTTGATGTCATCTTGCCTTGTTTGGCGACCCGATCCAATTGCTTTTCGTTATTAAGAACCTCCGAACGGAAACGCTTAAACGCATTGACCGCGCCAACTTCATCTGCGGTTATTTTGAATCGAATGTCTTCAGCCACGTTGCCGCCTTACAGTAACCGTTCCATCAAAATCGATAGCTAACGTTATCATCCGCACGCCTTTGCTTTCGACCGCTCAAACTCAGACGTGTAGTATCGGTAAGCCTCAATAAACCATGCTGATTGATCCATCACGCCACCTGTCACCGGCAAATGTCCTTTGTCCGCCATGTCGATCAATGCAAGTGTTTTCGACATTGGACGTGCTACCTTTTGCGGACAGTCTTTTGTTTCAAACCGGCCGCTTTCTTTGCACGCTCCGCACCCTTTGCCGCCACACTCGACGCAGTAAAAAACCTTTGCTTCCAAATGGCGGCACTTATCGGCGGTGCATGTACTGCAAAGCAACCCGCACCGTATAGCCGCCGCCATCATTAAGCTTTTTTTTCGCTAGTTCCAATCTGCGCCACGATCATCCACGGAAGTCGCAAAAACGCTTGACGGGTCGCGTGTTGCTTCCACGCTTCCCAAGAATATTCACACGGACCATTGACCCAGCCTTGAATCATCGATCCAATCAGCCCCTTGAGTTGTGCAGCGAACTCGTTGGCCGACAACGCCTTGGCTTGAGTCAAAGCGTCCTCAAGTTCTGCCGATTCAGAGAACGACAACTCACGGACAATGAACGTCAACGGGGCCGCTGAGTCATCGTCGCTGAACTTAATCTCGATCGTTCCGCCTGGTTTGCAAAGTGGCATAATCGTTCCTTTTTATGGGGCCGCAATCGTAATTGTGAACAATGCACTTGTTCCAGTTTTGCAGCATTCGAGCGTTTGATTGTCGATAACAACGCCCTCACGGTCGCCTTGTGAAATCGTTTTGCGCTGAACAGCCGGGGCCGTGATTGTCACCTTGTCAGTTGCTGTTTGGCTTGCAATAGACAATGCTCTCGTAGTGCTCGATAGCCAATCTGAAAAAATGCCATCAGTAGCAATCAACTTAGCTTCTGGATCGATCGTGAACGTCGGGAATCGATCTGAAATGATTGCATGGGAATATCCAGACGACGTTGCAATTGACGGACGAACTGTTACTTGGTTTCCAAAATCAAAGACAACCGACGAACACGCCTGGGCAATACTGTTGATCGTAAACGCGCCACTCGAAGCCCGCATCGGCATGATCGTCGGATAAGTAGGTGACGGCAGTGCTTCATCGTCTGGCTCAAGGTAAACGCCAGTAAACGTAAAGTTCATCTGAATAATACTACCGGTCGGGAACGTTATCACACAATTTCCTGCCGCCCCTGCAAGCTTGTGCCGCCGGCCATCCTCGTATACTCCGAACGATAGTGTTTTGACGTTAGCTCCGGTAACTTCATCACGTGGCGTCAGTGTGCCGGCCGCGTTTACTACACCACAACCAGCAAGAAATAGAGTCGCCCATGCTGGCACGCCACCAGATCCATCACCAGCGTACTCCAGCATGAATGTGCATGTTCCGGTTCGAGTCTCGGCCGCTCCAGGAAGATTGCCAAAACCGCCTTGATGCGGTCTCGTGCTTACTGCCACATTGGGAGTGATAACAGCATCCATGATATTGAAAGCGGCGTCAGATGCTGACAGTGTTTCAAACGTGCCAGGCGTCGTCTCGATTTTTGCCGCCAAAACCTTTTTAGTGCCGATTAACGTCATGTTTTTTGATTCCTTAGTTTACCTGCCAGTTTGAGTTTGAGGAAACGAATTCGCTCTACCACCTCTGCGCGAAATACTACCTTCAGCGTTTCACCTATCCGATTAACCATCCCATAGATCCCGCGAACTTCATCGACAACCCGAATGGCTGGTATCGTCCGCAGTGGCTTTCTTTTGTCGCCGATGCGTTCCATCGGATTTCCACGTAGTTTGGGCGATGGTTTTCCTGGCTTGCTGCCTAAAAAAGCTTTGCTGTACTTGCGGCGGCTTTTGCCTTTTTCTGATTTGAGGACTCCGACAATCACGCCATCTTTCGTGTGGGTCGGTTTGAATCGCTTCAAAGCAATTCGAAACTTTTCTCGAACAACAAAAACAAAACCACTATCATCCTGCATCATTTTTGCATAACTGGCTCCTTTCAGCTTTTTAATTGGCTGCTTTATCGTTTTTGCTAATTCCGCAGCAACCTTTGCACGTCCTTTTTTTTGTGCACTCCACGCCGCAATCCGCATCTCTTTTGCAACATTGACTGGCATTGCGGCAAGTTCATCGCGTAAAGCTCGCAGTCCTTTGGAATCGATTTGAATCATCACGCCCTCACCTGAAAAGGGTCGTCTTCATCGGTGCGAAACGTGATAATCACTGGTAGCTGCACGCCGACGTTGGCCCCGCCTTCTTCGGCTCGATAAATCGGGTTGCCGACCATCGTGTTGATCGCCAGGCCGCCCCATTGCCACCAAGCCACTCCGGTTGTGATCGCCTTCGACATTGCCCCAAAAATCCGGTTCCGCCAGTAGTCCGCCGGGTTTTTATCTGTTTTCGATACCATGCCGTAGCAGGAGCACATGACCGTCATGTCCTTGGCAATCGCCGGCGGGTTGCCGGGATGGCTCAATGACTGATTGGTTGCGATCTCCGAGATTGTTACTAGGATTTGCAAGTTCTGAAATCGATTATTGACGAAACGCAAAGGACGGACGACTTCTGGGGTCGTGAATTGGTAACCATCCGCCACGTTGATTTCTGCGAGGCGATCTTTCACCTTGGTGACGATCTGTTCGGCTATGATTTCGCTCATCGCAACCTCAGTACCAGTACGCCACTGTCTTCCGACTCTTTGCTGATGATTGTTTTTAGAACGACACAGGAACCATCGCTCTGGCGCGACCGGATGCTAACGCAGTGATTTCCGTAGTCGACTTCGGTGTCTAGGATCCCACGAGTTGCCGAGTTGTGGACCCGGATCACGTAGTCGCCATAAATCGGGTTGCCGCCGCCGTCATAGACGACAGGCGGTTCCCGATCTACGATTCCGACGATGTCACGCTCTTGACCAGGCCTGGATTGGTACGCCAAAGGTTCGCCAAACTGCAAAAGCAATTGAACGAACGCATTGGCGGCAAATCGGCGATCATGGCGTGACAGCGTCATTGGTCACCACTAGGTTGTGACGTTGGACAACAAGTGACCAGCTTGCGGGTACATGATCACCTCGTCCGTATCATGGCGAACGCGAATGATCCGAGAGCGCGATTGCTCTTCGAAGTATTCCTCGACTGTTCCGCCAATGCTCGACCCATCAGCGGCCCAGTGGAAGGTCCGGCCAATGCAAGGTTCTCGCATGTCGGCGGTGGTAGCCACGCGGCAAACCATTGCGTACTCATCCGACCAAATTTGAGTCGGAGAAGCCGCTTGTCCTTCGATTGCGTTGTTTTTTGACGAACCGGCCACGATGACGTAGTCCAAGTCAAACACCGCCGCCAACATCGCTGGAGTGATGTCTGACGGTTTTGCTGGACTCCCGGCACCGGACGCCGTGATCCGATCAACGATTTGGTCGAGGTTGCGAAGATTTCTGAAAACCTTGCGATTGATCACCAAAGCGTTGCACCACAAACCAGATCCGTCGTAGACCTTGCGAACAGCACCTTCGACATCGTCGATTGGAACTGCGTTCGTCTTGTGGTTGGAGTCCCACTCATTGGTGATTGCGGTCGTCAATGCCGCACCATTCCAAGTGCCGGTGTTGAACACAGCAGCAGCAACTCGCTGCTCGTGATTTCGCATCACCACGCCCAAAGCTCGAGCGTAAGCGATTTGATCCAGCAACAACAGATCGCGGTAACGTTGCAGGTCGCGTTCATCGACCGGCTCTTCAATACCGTTTTCTTGGGTTGCGTAGGTCCATCGCTCAAACGTGCCGCTGATCCGGTTGTACCGTCCGCCGCTGTTGCGTTTGGAATCTGCTTGGAACAGCAGTGACTCCAATGGCACCTTGCCAGGGTTGTCGGCTTGCAGTCCGGTTTCGATCACCGGCAATACCTGCGTGGCAACGTATCCGATCTTTTCCATCTCGAGATCGAATTCCATGAAAGCGGCCAAGTCCGATCGGACGGTTGCCGCACTTGTTGATTGGGTAAGTCCCATGATCTGTTCTCCGTTTCAAAAGTGTGTTAAGCCAAAGTGGGAGCGGTCGCACCGTCCGCATCGTTGCCAAGTTCGATCGGAACCCAGCTATCACCGTCCCACAACAGCAGTGCGTAGTCGCCGGCATCTTCAAAAGCGATCGTCGTTCCGCCCGTCAATGCGGTTGGTGTCAACGTGCCTACGCCGCCGTCCACGATCTGCTTGATCTTTTTCAACTGGCCTGGGAACGTTCCGTTGGCCAGCGTTCCAGCATTTGCACCGGTCGTTGTCCAAGCGGTGTAGAAGGTGGTCACATTGACCGCACCAGCACCGCTCAGGGCTTGCTGTGCCGCTGCGATGTAACCGCCCATGACGCTGGCAGAACCAATCGTCATAACTTCGATTACGTCGCCGTCGGCGGATGCCGCTTCAAGTGCTTCGCCTTCAAGAACGGAACCGTCCGCAGCGACCTTGCCAGAAGCCCCAGCGTAAACGAAACCACCTGCGGCGATCGCTTCACTGGCAACCATCTTGCGAGTACCCGCAGCGGTTCGCAGTCGAACGGTAATATCATCTGCGGCGGCGAATGCCGGAGTGACAGCCGTCCCGATCGAGACATCCGTCGCACCGGCAAGAGTAACTCGGCTATCCGAGTCGAACTTCACGCGAAGATGCAACGCAATTGCCTCGTCCGCCGTGAATGCCTTTTCATTTCCATCAACATATTGACTCATTGTTTGAGTTCTCCAATTTCAAAAACTTTGGTAAAGCAAAAAAGCAAAGCGACTGCCGCTTAGCTGTTCATTTCGTCCAGGTACGCCTGGCGCAGTTCCGGCGTTTCACGGTCGACCGAAGCCATCGCCTTTTCGCGAGGCAGACCGCTTTGCATCTTCGCCTGGACGGCACCCATCCAAGCAGCGCGGGCAGAGCCACGGGTCGCGGTCGTCACCTGGGCCACCGGCTGGACACCGCTTTTGGCCTCTGGCTTTTTGTCGTCCTCAGCGGCCTTGGCCTTTTTGGCCATTTCCTTTTCTTCCATCGCCTTGAGCTTGGCTTGCATTTCCTCAAGCTGAGCGCGGAGGGTCGCCATTTCTTCTTCGGTTTCCTCCAGGTACTCGTCTTTCACTTCCTCAATGGTCATTTCCTTTTCCATGCATTTCACAACGAAGTCGGATTTGGCCTTGGGAAATGCTGCCTTGATGGCTTTGGCCGTCGCGGCAACTCGCGTGACTGTCTGACTCATTTGGGGTTCCTTATTCAAGTCAGGTGAATTGCCAAACAACGCCTGCACTACGCCGTGCGGAAGTTTGTGCAACGATTTAACTTCGCGTGATGACGTGTAACCGCTGGCGGTCACGCGATCCGCCAATCCAAGTTTGACAGCCTTTTCGGCGTCCAGGAATGTTTCATCTGCCATGATGGCCGCGACCTGGTCTGGATCTACCTTCATTCGCTTGGCGTAGCCGTCAACCATTTTGGTTCGCAGCTCGTCGATCTGGCTGGCCACCTTTGCCAGATGCTTACCATCCCCCTCAGCCATCACGTAAGGGTTGTGCAGCATCATCCAGCCGTTGGGGGCGATTTCGACCTCGTCAAACGCCAAGGCGATAAACGAAGCAATTGAAAACGCCATCGATTGAATCGTGGCCGTCTTGCGGCCAGGGTAGCTCACCAGCATGTCGTGGATCGCATTACCCTCGTATACACTCCCGCCCTCCGAGTGGATTGTGACGTGGATGGGACCGCCATCAGCCGCCTCAAGTTCGGCACGCATTTGCGACGCCGGGTATTCGCCTTCGCCCTTGCCGATGATCCCATCGATGACGATCTGTTTCATTGGATGGGCTCCTTGGCTGTTTCCTGCTGCGTTTTCAGCACCTCAGGATCTTGCAAATTCATGGTCACACCGGACGGCGTCACTAGGTTGATCAAATCGCGCCAATTGACCGGGGCACCGTCGTTGAACTCATCGTTGATCTCCTTGGCCTTGGCTTTGGCTCGAACAATCGCGTATGCGGTGTCAGCGATCTGTTCCTCGGCGATCGTTTCCCAATCAGTGCTGTTGTCGGTGTGAAGTCGGCGATAACTCGTCTGTCCATTGCGAATCCGAGCAGCATCGCCTTCCGAGTCTTCACGCGGGTTGATGTACTTCCATTGAGGGCTGTGCCATTCGTGGCCGAGGATATTAATCCCTCGCTTGCCGGCAATTCTTTTGAGCGCCCTGTCTTTTTCGATCCACTGGCGGACCTTGCCCTCATAGATGGGCCGATGCTGCCGCTTCTTGAGCATTGCCTGGTTAGCGCGGAATCCCTTACGGGCCTCGTCCACCGCACCACGCCAACCGCTGAAATTGGTCTCCGAGCCGTCCATCAGTACCAAGCACAATGGCAGACCGAGGTTCGCGCCGATAATTTGCAGCAACATTCGCACTTGCTGAAAATACTCAGCATTTGGAACCTTTGGCGAGTCCATCATCAGCTGCTCGCCAGCTGCCCCAATGATCTCCATCCCAGGTCCAATTCCCTCGAGGTATTTCGTTTGGCCTGTCGCGCTGGTCGCTGTGGACGATTCGCCATAACCAGCCATCGAAGGCGGGGTTCCGTCAGTCGAGTTCGAGGCCGCTCGCTGGCGAAACACCGCAAAGCAACTGACCATTTGCTGCTGCACCACCTTGGCGAAGTTGATGTCCTCGAGCATGCCAGTGATGTAGAAAATCGGTGCCAATGCTGACACACCGCGGGTCTGGTTGGCTCGCCGAGGGTTGTAGATCTGAAAGACCTGGCGATGCCCATTCGGGTCGCGAACGTCGATTGGCTTGGCTTTTTCTTTTTGCTTGCTTGGAGTCAGACCGTCCTGCATAACCCAAAATTTCAAACGCTTGCGGTATTGGTCCATCGTCACACCGCAAAACGTGTTCTCCATGCTCGTCGTCGTCTGGATTGTGTGAGCTTCCAGGAATTGCAACGCCCCCTCGGTGGTCAGCGTGATCGTGGAGTCGCCGTCGATCAAGTGCGACCGATACCCTTTCAACTCGAAATCGTGCCAACACATTTCGCCAGAGATATCACACTGGTCGGGATTTCCAGCCCAGTCTTGCCATCGCTGCCACAGATCCAGGTCCAATTTGGAATCGCCTGTCTTTGGCTCGAGCGTGAACCCATCCTGAACGACATTCGCAACAGAACGATCAATAGTTTGCCCGACGATGGAATCATTCCGGTCCATGTCGCGACACTTTTCCATGTCGTTGTAGTATTGTGATTCGCTGCGGTAGTGGTAATCCGCCGACCCGCCCATTGGGGCAGTTCCGAGACGCTGCCGAACAAACCGGCTAGTGCGGCTCATTTCGTAATCAGCTTTGATGTCCGCCTTGCGCTGGGCGAATTGCGTCTTGTATTTGGTCATCCACGCCACCCCGTACCGACAGACAGTTGGCGAACAGACGAGCCAGCGTTGATGGCAATGAAGTTATTTGCGCTGATCAGCATCTGGCGAATGGTGGCAGTGTCCCACGACATGCTGCTATTCTGATTCGACGATGATTGTGGCGATAGAATCAGCCATCGCCTCGCCGCAGTCACAAAAGCCTTGGCCTTTGTCACGCTGCCGGTTTCGTCATAGTCGGCATTGTCAAGCAACGCCTGCTCGATCGTTTCCAAATCTGGTGTTGGCATTCCGGCATAATAGACGGCCGGCGATTAATCATTGCCAACAAAAAGAAAGTTGTTTTGTTGCTACACTTCGACTTTTGCTAGTTGCTCCAGTATCCAACGGATCACCTTCGAGTTATCTGACACCTCGCTGCCGTTCGCAAGTTTTTCTCCAGCATTCTCTAGCCCGAGGCGAAGCCGCTTCAGCGCCATGCCCTGGTGACGATCCAAACGGACGTTGATCATCCGCGTGCAGTAACCTTCCAGATTGGCATCTGCCAGTGGAACCGTTATCGATTTCGTTCGGTTGCCAAAAACGGACGGCCGTGTGGTGTGGTTAGTGGACTGGTCTTCTGGGTGTTCTCGGTCCGTATCGGTTTCGCCTGCGGCTGCGTCTTCGGCAACACTCGGAATCCGAACACTCCCGCGGCTGCCAGTGCCATCGCTGTTGCGTCCAACCAGTGATTTCGTTTTGATTTCGGTACCCATTTGCCAACTAATCCTTTGCCTTCGATAAAACGCTCTTCCCAGATTTCGGCACAAATGTGGTGTGAATACGTTTTGTGCGTCATCTTAGATTGATCATGCCAGAGCGACAACGTGCCGTCTTGATGCTGGCCAATCTCATTGAACGTCGATGTAATAAATCGCTGATGAACTTGCTTTTTCCACTGCACAGAATCGAAGTTGTACAGCCACAATCCAACCTCGCGCCCCTGAAAGTCTGCTCGGCAGTTTTCATAGTGCAACTTTGTGTCGGTATTCTCTCCGATGAACCGCATCTGTTTTGTGTCATGGCCCTTGGCTGCGGCAAATGGAATCCCACCCGACTGGCGAATGAATTCGTAAACGCCGTTGGTAAATGTGCCAGAATCGACCAAACAAAAATCAAACGGATTTTCGGCCATGATCTCTGTTCGCCACTGTTGCAGCGATCGTAGAACAGCCCTCTCGATCGATTCTTGATCTGATTTTTCGTTGATCTCTTGTGACGTGTGAGACACACCATAGTCGATAACGTGAGCGATAGCGTTTCCGTGGACGGCGATCTTTACCCAGTAGGACTCATACTTGCCAACGTCACAACCGCCGAATATTTTCACTCCTTCGACTCGCGGAACCTCGTTGCGACTCAAACCGCTGTCTCGCCTCTGTACCACGCCAGGCGTGATCACCGTCGAAGCAATTTCTTGGTCGTCCTCTGGCTCGTTCTGCAGCTCGGACATTGCCGACGCCATGCCATAGTCGGCCACGAAGTTGAAAAATGCTTGCAGGGCGTCCAACTCCAACGGTTGGCCGTCTGGGCCTGGTGCCGAAACAAATCGGTAAGGGTTGGTCAACAACGCACCCCGCTTCATTTCCTCTTGGTTGGCGACATAGAACGCGGTGGCCTCGCGGCCAGAGACGTCGCCGCTGGCTTTCCCCTGTTGTCGGACGGCAATGTACTCGTCCCACAGATCTCGCCGCTCTGGCCATTGCTTCAGCATTCCGTAGCAGACGCCGTCCCATTGTGGCTTGACCTTGGGATTAGTAACGCGGTAGCTGTAGCAGCGCTTGTTCTGCACGGTAGTCAACACAACACGAGCGAGCTTTGTGGTTGGTCCAGCCAAGCCGGCGACATCGCGATCAATCATCTCCTCAATCTCAAAGTGCTGGGTCTCGCTGAACGCGGCCTCGCGGGTCTCGGGGTCGTCGATGATGGCCAAGTCGGGTCGGTCACCTTCTTCGGACTCGCCACGGATCGCCGAGTCCATGCCGAAGTAGATCACTCGCTTGCCGCCGTAGTGGCTGCCAGGGGTGGCGGGTAGTCTCATTCGGTCCGCACTCCACTCGATCCGCGTTAACACGCCATCAACGTGCTGCTTGCTCGCCCGCTGTGGAGCACCGGCCAGCGCTGCGACCGGAATCGAGATCTCGGGAAAGTCGCCAGCCAGGAGTGGGTACCGCGCCGGATCGTCGAACTTAGCTTTGATCTGCTTAAACAACGACCTGGCCTTCTTGCCGTTCTTGGCGATCAGCACAATGAACCGTCGGTCGGTGGCTAGCAGTGCCCAGACAGTCATGCCAATGGCGACTTGTGTCTTGCCTTCACCGCGTGGGCCTGCGACCGACTTGTCGCCGCCGTACTTTGCCCGCTCTTCGATCGCTGCGATCATTGCCAAGTGGTGGTCGGCGAATGGCGAAAAGAAGATCGACGGAAAGTAGGTTCGCAAAAACAGCCGCGGATCGGCCAGACATTTGGCTCGGCGCTTCGGGTCGAGCACTGGCGGGATCTCAACCCGTGCCGCTTCCGATCGCGCCTCACGTTTTCTTTCGACGTCCTTGTTTCGCTCGTCCCTTTGCTTTGGCCGGTGGCTCCGAAGGTCGGTCAACACTGCCACCCGACGCCTCGGTCGCATCGACGATAAGACGCGGATCAACTCCGAGTTCGGTAGCGATAGCATCCAATCGAGCGTGCTGCTGCTGTATCTTGAGTTCGACGTACTTGTGTTCATCTTTTTGATTTTGCGCCTCCATGTGTCGTAGCTCGCTGATGGCTTTCAGTGCGATGTCGTCCGCACCAGCTTCTAGAATGCAAGCCAATCGATCCATGATCAAAGCTCGGGTTCGGTCCGGTATTTCCCATCGTTGTTTCATCGCTCGCCGAATCAATCTCAGGTCATCATGCTGCTTGGCTTTATCCAACAGGATCCGATCGTCCACACGTTCCCCCTCCCCGCGTCATTTGTCGTTTTCTCGTTTTGTGTTTTTCTATCCACCTCACCAAAAAAAATTGACAAGCGCCGGACTGTGTCGCAAAATTTCACGTCCCT